TATAGACAGATTTGGAGAGAAATAGTAATGGAAAATCCAGAAAGATGGAAACAATATGATAAGGATTACTGGGTATCCGACTTAGGTAGAGTAAAAAGAGTCTATAAGAATGGCAATGTTAAATATCTTAGTCAAGTAAAAAGAGATAGTAAAGATAAAAGTTTACGAGTAAAGCTTCATTGTAAGTATGTATCTATACGAAGACTTGTATGGACTATATTTAATGGAGAAATACCAGAGGGATATGCAATTATAAATAAAAATGGTTGTCATACCATGAATGATTTGTATAATTTAGTAATGGTGCCTATGCACGATGGGGTAGTACAGAATAATAAATCAAAGATGAAGCAAGTTATTAATCTAGATAGTGGTGTTGTTTACCCCTCAGTAAGATATGCAGGACAAAAGCTACATATATCTCATCAGAGTATAGCTTATTATTGTAGAGGTAAATGTAAAAATCCTATTTATAATGTCGAGTATTTTGATGAAGATAAAGATTATCATATGAACTTAAAGTTTATTAGGGCTTGATATGTACCTTAATATGTGATATAATATTATTATCATAAGATATTTGAGTGCTCCACAAGAGCCTACTATAGAACAGTCAAAAAGTAAAAGGAGGAAACTAAATTATGAAACACTTAATGACTATGAACACTACGAAAGGAGGTATTAGATAATGGCTAGATTTGGATTAACTGATGTTGACCATTATGGAGGTCAAGGTGGATCAGGCTTTTTCTCATTGCCTAATGACGGAGATGTAAAAAAAGTAAGATTTCTTTATGACACAGCAGAGGATATTCAAGGCTATGCAGTCCATGAGGTAGAAGTTGACGGCAAAAAGAGATATGTAAATTGTCTTAGAAGTTATAATGAGCCAATTGACAATTGCCCATTCTGTAAAGCTCAGCGTAGACAAGAAGTAAAAGCCTTTATTCCACTCTATGATGTACAGGAAAAGAAAGTTAGATTTTGGGAAAGAGGCAAAAAGATGTTTGCTAGATTGTCAGGCTTATGTGCTAGATTTCCACATCTTGTAGAACAGGAATTTGAAATTGAAAGACATGGTGCAAAAGGTAGCAAAGATACTACATATGAAATTTATCCAGTAGGTCAGGCTGATGGAACTAAGGTATCTGATTTAGTAGATGAAGTACCAGCAGTTGTAGGTGGCTTGGTATTAGACAAGACAGCTAGAGAAATGGAACATTACTTAAGTTATGGTAGTTTCCCAGAAACAGGTAATACTCAAGCAAGTAGCCAGCAAGTAGTACGTAGAACTCCATCCTCAGCTAGAGAAGTATTCTAATGCCTCTATTCAGTATTCCATCACGTGCGGGGAGAGAACAAGATAAATCTATAGCTTCCCGAACAAAAGAAACTCCTAAAGCAAAGAAGAAGCTAGGGGTACTTGATAGGATTAATTCTATTAAGGCTACTGTGGACTCTAGTTTAGGTAAGTTTAGAGATGACTATATAGTGATAAGAGATGAAGATACTTTAGCCTCTTATATCCAAAAAGCTATAGACAATGATGTTATAGCAATAGATACGGAAACAACAGGGCTTGATGTATTTGATGATGAACTTGTAGGTATTTGTATTTATACTCCATGTATGAAGGCAGCCTATATTCCAGTTAATCATGTATCTTATATCACTAGAGAAAAGCTGGACAATCAATTACCAATAGATATTCTATCTGAGCAATTTGCCTTGTTAAGTAATACTAAGATAATCATGTTTAATGCTAACTTTGATTTGCGAGTATTAAAGCACTCACTAGATGTATACTTAACTTGTTATTGGGATTGTTATTTAGCAGCCAGACTTCTTAATGAGAATGAAGGTTTGCGAGGTAGTGGTCTTAAGGCTTTACATAAAAAGTATGTATTGGATAATCAGGAAGATGAATTTAGTTATGAGGCTATGTTTAGCGGAATGACATTTAATTTAATTCCTATAGACTATGCTTACTTATATGGAGCTCACGACGCAATTATTACTTATGAACTTTATGATTTCCAAAGACAGTATTTGTCTTTAGATAGTCCTAGAGAGGATATGAGATTATTAGCTGAGGTATTCTTCAATATTGAAATGCCTTGTGTAGAGGTAGTTGAAGATATGGAAGATACAGGAATTACCTTTGACTTAGCCTATAATCAAGAATTATCAGTTAAGTATAATAAGCTACTAGAAGAAAAACGTCAGGAATATTATAAGGAATTAGAAAAGTATAAAGACAAGATTGAGCTCTTTAGAAAAACTAATTCTACAGGTGATAAACTAGATAATCCTATCAATGTTGACTCACCTAGTCAGCTGGCAATATTGCTTTATGATATTCTTAAAGTTCCGACAGTTGATGAGAAAAAGCCTAGAGGAACTGGGGTAGATATATTAAATAGAATTGATTTGCCTATAGCTAAAGTAATAGCTGAGTATAGAGAATTTGCGAAGTTAGTAGATGCCTTTATTAGTAAATTGCCATTAGCAGTAAAGAAGGATGGTAAGATACATTGTACTCTTAATCAATATGGTGCAGATACTGGTAGAATGAGTTGTGAAAATCCTAATTTGCAGCAAATCCCCAGCCATAATAAAGATATGAGGAAGATGTTTACAGCACGTGAAGGCTATGTGCTAATGAGTTCGGATTACTCGCAACAGGAAGTAAAGGTCATGGCTCAAATGTGTGGAGATGAGAAAATGCTCCAGGCATTTAGACAAGGCAAGGACTTCTATGCAGAGATTGCTAGTGTATCATTTAATAAGCCATATGAAGATTGTTTAGAGTTTTATCCAGGTACAACTACAACTAATGTAGAAGGTAAGGATAGAAGAACTTCAGCTAAATCAATACTATTAGGTATCAACTATGGTAGAGGTACGGCTAGTATTGCGGAACAATTACATTGTACTATTGAAGAAGCACAAGCAATTAAAGATAAAGTATTTAAAGGTTTCCCAGCTATCCCTAAGTTTGAGGAAGATAGTAAGAGAATGGCTAGAGAACTGGGGTATGTTACTACCTTGTGGGGAAGAAAGAGAAGATTACCAGATATGCAATTACCACTATATGAATTTAAGTGGATACCAGGTAAAGAGCCAAATGATATATTAGATTTTGACTCTGATATTCCAGATGAAGTTCCTTTAGCTTTACAACAAAAATATTTGATTAAGCTAAGACAAGCGAAGCCTTGGCAAAAGAGGGATATTTTTGAACAAGCTAACGCTGAGGGAATATGGGTAATAGATAATGGTAAGAAGATAGCTGACGCAGAAAGACAATGTGTAAATGCTAGAATACAAGGTAGTGCAGCTGACCTTACTAAGTTAGCCATGATTAAGGTAGGAATGGATAGACAATTATCAGATTGGGGCTTTAAGTTATTAATTCCAGTCCACGATGAATTAATAGGTGAATGTCCTATAGAGAATGCGAAAATTTGTAAAGAAAGATTTGCGTATCTTATGGAAGAAGCAGCTTATGACAAACTAGATATTCCTATCAAGTGTGATGTAGCAGTGTCCAGAGAATGGTATGGTGAGGAGATTGAAGTATGATAACTTACGAACCTAAAGAAAACACAAGCCTAGATAAATGTGTAGACTTAACTAGATATAATGAGATAGTAGATAAAATCAAGGTAGATGAGAGATTATCTAGTAATCAAAAATTATATCTTACTCTATTAGCTTCACGATTAATAGACTTTAAATTTAGTAAGATTGCAGATTATTATACTCAAGCTCCTTCCTACATTCGTGATTATTTAGAAAATATGCACTTAGTAATCATGGATATTGATGAGGCTATAGAAAAAGGATACTTTAAATACTTTGAAGAACTAGACAAGCTAAAGGCAGAGGTAGTAGATGAAGAATAATTTTGCATACTTCATAGCTAGTTATGGTAAGCCTGAATATATACCAACATATGAAGCATTGAAAGATAGAGGAGCAGAATATCCTATATACATAGTAGTAGGGTATGACGACCCTAAGTTGACAATGTATATAAATAAGTACGAAGATAATCTATATATCTTTGACAAGACTAACTATCTGGATAAAGTGGATGCTATAGGAGTCTATAACAAGACTCATAAGATACGTACTTATTCTA